GGCAGTCAAGAAGGTCGTTGAGAGCCTTGCTGACTACCTGTGGAACGATCCGGTGTCGGTTCCGACCGTCATCAAGAAGGTGGCTGGTACGGACTTCTCGATCCCGGTCGAGTTCTCGCAGGACATCCGCGAAGGTGATCTCCTTGACTACATGGTCGAGATTGCCCCGTACTCCATGCAGAGCCGGACGCCCACCGAGCGGCTCCAGACCATCAGCCAGATGATGACCAACTTCGTCATCCCGATGGCGCCGCAACTCCAGCAGCGCGGCATTGGCGTGAACATGGATGAGTTCATGCAGATCATGGCGAAGTACTCCAACCTCCCGGAGATGGAGCGCATCTTGGAGCGCATCCCGCAGGAGCAGATGCAGATGATGCAGCAGGCCGGCGGAGCAGGCGAACGCCCGCTCCAGTCGCCGGTCACGTCTCGGACGACGATCCGGGAGAACGTGGCTGGGGCAACCCGGCAGGGCAATGATCAGGAGGCCATGCGCAACCTCCTTGCCATGGCGAATCAGGGACAGCAGCAGTAATGCCGACGTACATCTACACCGACAAGAATGGGACCAACCACGAGATCTTTATGACCGTGGCCGAGATGGAGCAGAACGAGCAGAACGGGTTCCTGTTCCATGAGGGGTCTTGGCTCAAGCGAAACCTGGAAGCCGAGCATGCTCCCGCCCAGAGCGGATGTGCATCTTGGCCGATGAAGTCTGATGCCGCAGGGGTCCACCCCTCGCAGGCCGGTGAGGCATACCAGCACTCCGTCAGTCTCGGAGTGCCGACCACGTTTGACCAGCGAACTGGACAAGCGATTTTTACCGACCGGGCACACCGCAAGCGGTATCTTGCCGCCCGAGGCTTCATTGATAGGAATGCCGGCTATGGCGACTGAAGAGAACGACGAGTTCATCCCCGCTCCGAGCGACACCCCAGACAATGCATTCCCCACGCGGGAGCAGTTGTCGGATACACGCCGTCCAGACCCGCTTGACTTTGATCAGCCGGACATGTCGGAGTATGACTTGATCGTCGCACCCAAGAAGGAAGACGAGCGCGACGCTGGCGACGAAGACGATGCCAAGAACACCGTCGATGAGTCTGATGCAGGCGTGCTGCAAGAACTCGCCACCAAGGCGAAGTCGCTTGGCATGAACGACGAAGAGGTGTCCAGTATCAAGGACACCGGCGCACTCCGCAGCGTGATTGCTGCGCTCCAGCGGCAGGCCGCTGTCGAGACGAGTGACGACACCGAACAATCCAGGCGCAAGCCTGATGCGGGCGCAAGCCCAAGTTCCGAGTACGAGGCGCTTGCTGCGCTTGATCCCGACGATGCACTTGATCCGTCGGCCATCAAGGCAATCAAGGCGCTGAAGGCTGAACTCGACAAGATCCGTGCAAGGTCTGTCGAGCCAGCCCCCGCAGCGCGTGCTGACGAAGCCGACTACATGATTGCAAAACTTGGATCGGACTTTGCCGACGTGTTCGGTGAAGGCCCGTCGAGTGCGCTGTCACCCAAGTCGGAACAGTTCAAGGCACGCACCACGGTTGTGCAGGAAATGCAGCGCATTCGCGATACGGCACGGACCGCGCGCAAGCGGATCCCGGACGTGAGCGAGGCGTTTGATCAGGCTGTCCGAAGCGTTTTCGGCAGCAAAGTAAAGCAAGTGGAGCAGCGTGCGCTCACGTCAAAGGTCAAGCAGCGCGAATCGCAGTTGATCGCGCGACCGGCAAACAACGGGAAGCGTCCCGTGTCCGGCCGCGAGAAGGCGATCGCAAGCGTGGCGGCTTTGATGCGTGATCGCATGTCTGGCTCGTAACTCACAGGAGAACAGTCATGGCCTTTCTTCAGGCAGATGACATTGCAGACCTGATCAAGACCACCCAGCGTGATCTTGGTCGCATGAAGTGGACCGATATTTCCTACTCCCTCCAGGAGTACGTCGCCCTCCCGATGCTGCTTCAGCGCGAGAAGGTTTCGTTCCAGAGCGGCTACGGCATTCAGTGGAACGTGGCGGTCGCGACGAGCGGCGCTGCCAAGGACACCGAACTGTACGCCACCGATTCGGTGAACGTCTCTGACGTGATGCAGACGGCGAACATCCCGTGGCGTCACGTCACCACCAACTACGCCATCGAGCGTCGTGAAGTGGCGATGAACCGCGCTCCCGCCGAGATCGTCGATCTTGTTCGCATTCGCCGCAACGATGCGATGATCGACCTTGCCAAGCACATGGAAGAGCGGTTCTGGACGAAGCCCGCTTCGTCGTCGGACAACCAGCGCATGTACGGCATTCCGTACTGGATTGTCTATCCCGGAACGACCACGGCCGCGAACGGTGGTTTTGAGGGTCTGAATCCGGTCGGCTTCAGTTCTGGAGCAGGAAACCTGTCCTCGGCAACGTACGGTTCGTGGGCAAACTGGGCGTGCACTTACACCTCAATCACGTCTACGGACCTGATCCGGAAGTGGCGTCGCGCTGCGACCTTCACCAACTTCAAGGCGCCGGTTCCGTCGCCTTCGTACAACACGGGCAACAACTACGGCTACTACACGAACTACAACGTGATTGGCCCTCTGGAAGAAGCCCTGGAAGCGCAGAACGACAACCTCGGAAACGACATTGCTTCCAAGGATGGTCGTCTCCTGTTCCGCCAGGTGCCCGTGACTTGGGTTCCCTATCTTGAGGCCAACACCGCCAACCCGGTGTACGGCATCAACTGGGGCGTCCTCAAGCCCGCGTTCCTCGCTGGCGAGTACATGCGTGAGGAAGGTCCGAATCCTGCATCGTCGCAGCACACGGTCTTCGTCACTCACGTCGATACCACGCTCAACCTGATGTGCACCAACCGTCGCATGAACTTCGTGCTCGGTACGGGCTCGTCTGCGTTCTAATTAGCACTCTGCATAGAAAGGACAAACCACCATGCAGATCATCACTTCTCGTCTGGCTGGAGCGATCAACAACGCACCCATCGCAGACGCAATCTTCGATCCCAAGGAAGCCGTCTGGCGTTTCGACGACTTCTACTCCCTCGCTGCAAGCGCGGACACCGATCTGTACAACATTACGATCGGAAGCAGCACGACGGTGACGCACTCGACGACGGTTTCTACCGGCGTGTGGAACCTTCTTAGCACGTCGTCTGCTGATGTTCAGGTGAACTCGTGGACTCCCACGGTGACGCTTGCTGCGAGTCGGTCGGTGTACTTTGAGGCATCGGTCGCTGTGAGCACCATTGCTTCGTCCGGCGCTGCGTTCATTGGTCTTGGCGATCGGGCTGGAGCCACCACGGTTCCTACAACGTGCATCACCATTGCGGGTGCAATGGATGGAACCAACAACGGCCTTGGTTTCACCATTGCCGCTGCGACCATCAGGGGCGTCTGTGGAAAGGGCGCCACGATCGGAACCCCGGTTACGGTTGGTACGGCAGTTGCCGATACCTACTATCGACTTGGACTCCGTGTTGATGGCCTCAACAGCGTGACTTACTACCTCAACGGTATTGAGATTGGCAAGATCACGGACACGAACGCGATTCCCACGGCTGCGCTGTTTCTTGATCTTGCGATCAAGGCTGATACCGCTGCCAAGACGCTTCGCGTGGACAACGTGATGCTTGCGTACGACCGCTGATTCTTCTTCTCCATGCCGCGCCATGGGGCAGGGCCGCACGACGGACCCTGCCCCATGGTCGGGGACTAGACATGACAATCGAAAACAGCAATGTAGTGGTCAGGCTGTCGATCAAGGATTGGGTTCCGATCATCGGAATTGCCCTTACTGTTTTGACAATCATTGTTGGGTCATTCATCCACCATGATCGTTTGCTTACGCAAGTGATCATTCAGCAAGAATCAGCGGCGAAACGCCTCGACAAGATCGAGACGAAACTTGAGAATTCCCGCTCTCATTAGCCTCGGATGTGTCCTGGCGGCGTGTTCAGCGACCCAGGACATTTCCAACAATGCCAACGACATCAGGTCGGAGGCTCGGTTGTTGGTGGATCATGGTCGAAAGACCAACGACGAAACCGTCGTGATTCACGCAGAGCGCATCGACGTTCTGGCAGCACGCATCCACGAAAGGCTTCCGGATGTCGAGGATCAAACCCCGGCATGGCTTTCGGTTGTTGGATGGGTCGCAATTGCGGTTGTGTCGGTCGCCGCCGCCATCATCCTGTGGCAGACAGGGATCGGAACGGCCATCCGGGTTGCAATTGGATGGCTTCCTCGTAAGAAGGTGTCCGATGCGGAACTTGCTGCCGGTATGCTTGATCCCAATGATCCGGAGGATGCTCGCGAGTATGTCGCTGCGCGGCGCGCATCAGATCCAGAATTCGACGCGGCGTGGCGACGATTGAAGAAAGGCAAGAAACATGCATCTGATCCTGGCTGACGGTTTCGCGTCGTTCCTCGGGAACATCTGGTTTGCACTGCTCATGGGGGTTGTTGGCTTTGGCGCCGGCATCTTTGTGTGCAAGAAGGGCAAGGTCTGACATGCCTCCTGGAGGATCAATTCCCGGAGGCGGAGGCGGAGTTGGCAAGGGTGGATGGAGCCAACTGGGTCGGCCGTCAGCAACCGCAACTGCGGCACGCGGTCGTGGCAACTCAAAGAAGAAGAAAAAGAAGAGATCTGCCTAATGCCGTTCAAGAGCAAGGCGCAACAGGGGTTCATGTTTGCAAACATGCCCAAGACCGCCAAGAAGTGGGCTAAGGAGACGCCCAATATGAAGAGTCTCCCCAAGAAGGTTGCCAAGAAGGCAAAACGAAAGGTTTGAAATGCCGAAGGTAGGAAAGCGATCGTTCTCGTACAGCAAGGCTGGAAAGGCTGCGGCGAAGTCGTATGCCAAGAAGACTGGTGCTCCGATGCGCACCAAGCGCGCTGGACTTGGTGGCGGAGAACCCAAGGGCGGCGGCGGAATTCGCTAATGGCAAAGTCCCCGGCATGGCAACGTGCTGAAGGAAAGAATCCTTCTGGTGGCTTGAATGCTGCCGGGAGGGCTTCATACAACCGCGAAACTGGTGGGAACCTCAAGCCGCCTGCTCCAAACCCAAAGACAAAGTCGGATGCGGGCAGGCGGAAGAGTTTTTGTGCCCGGATGCAGGGCATGAAACGTAAACTGACTGGGGCCAAAACGGCCAACGATCCGAATTCTCGGATCAATAAGTCACTGCGGGCATGGAACTGTTGAAATGACCTGTCAATGCCAAGGAGGCAACATGAAGAGTACGTCTCGTTCTGGTACGACCCGTTCTCGCGCTGCTGGTTCGACCAAGGCAATTCGGACGCGCATCACTGGTGCTGCGATGCAAACCAAGCGCGCTGGACTTGGTGGCGGAGACATCAAGGGCGGCGGCGAAATTCGGCCTCGCTAACCGCGTTTTTCTAACGCACCAAGGACACCACAATGCAGGGCTACAACACTGGATGGAAAACACGCTATTTCGCAGTCAGTACTTCGATTTCGTCTGGATCTGCTGCGGCACTCGCAGCAAACAGTGGTCGTCCACTATTGTGGCAATCAGTACGCGGGTCGAATTATGTGCAAGATCGGATCAAGTGCGGCGATTATCAAATAGAGCCGATTATGACGCATGGATACAACTCCATCCGGCTTAGGTGGGCGCATTTGCCGGCTGCACTCACTTCGCAAACGGATTACTCAGGAGTAATTACTTACGACATCTTTTTGGTTGAATCAGATGTTGAAGAAGACCAGGTTCCGTCGTATTACTCGCTCACCCCGCTGGTGTCCGTTGCGACCAATCTGGTGTATCCAACGAACATGGCGGAAGCACCGATGCAGTTGACTGGGTTTTTCACGGAAGCAGAGAAGTGGAAATACTGCAATCAAATTCGTGTTGTTGACAGTCCGTTGCTTGGCGCTGATACCAACACCAGCGCAGATACGGGCACGGAAGCATATGCGGCTGGATATATCGGCGGATCCCTTGGCATCGACTTGATCAATGGCGCGTCAACGATTGATACAAGCGCCGTTCCAAGTGCGACTATTGTCAATCGCAGGTATCGGTTCTCTGCATACTCGCCTGGATTTGCCACGGATCAAACGACTTCAAACGGGAGAATGGCGACCGCTGCCGGCGAGTTGTACATCAATGGTCTTGCTGGAGCGGCGCGGATTGTTGTTGTTCCGATGCTTTGCCATGGATCTCAGGTAATCAACCACTGGTCAAACACGACTGTTCTTGGCGCAAACGCAGCCAATGCTGCGAAGTTCATCGCCTTGTCGTACAACCTAATCCAGTGATGAACAGCGATTACGCCAAGTACCACAGCAGTGATCGAATGAAGCGTGAGCGCGCAAAGCGCAACGCCGCTCGCCGTGCACTCGCACGCGAGGGCGTCGTTCGTAAGGGCGATGGAAAGCATGTTGATCACAAGGACGGAAACCCAAACAATTCACGCCGTAGCAATCTTCGCGTGATTTCCGCCCGCGCAAACCGAAAGAAGCAGTGAAATGTCATTGACTATCACGCTTGCAGATTTGCGTGCCGAAGTCCAGCGATTTATGGGCTATGGACGCTCAACGACATTTTCGACGATGTCGGCTGCGTTTCAGGGCGATGTAACGAGCATCATCAGCCGTGGGCTGCGGCAGTTCTACTTTCCGCCTCCGCTTCCTGGCGAAACGTCGTCGCACCAATGGTCATTCCTTCGCGAGCGTAGGGTTTACACGTTCCCTGCCCCGGTCACGACGACCGTGACCTGTACTTGCACGTCCGGAGTCGTGACGTTTGCGTCATCGATCTTGTCTAACAGTTACAGCCATACGGTCGTCAAGTTCACGAATTCTGATGGGTATTACCCAGTCAATACCACCAATGGGTCAACGATAGTAAATCTATGGGATACGTCTTTGACGTTTGCCACACCATCAACTGCTACGTTCTGGTGGAACCGGGCTAATTTCGTTGGCTCTGGTGCGAGCGTGAATTTGTTCTATCCGCCGGCGACCAATCGCGGCCCATTGAAGCACACAAACTCTGCGACCATTACCAACATGGAGCAGAACGACTATGTGTCGCCAATTGGTCTTCCGGCGGTGTTCAGCGTTGAGCCAGCAACGTGGCCTGAATCGTCTGATCAAGCGGCGCAAAAATTCCACTTGCGTGTGTATCCGTGGGCGCAAGAGAAGTTGACTCTGTACGCAGACATCAAGTTTGACATTGCCGCTGCCGGCCTTGGGTCGGTGGGCGACTACCCGCTTGGTGGGGCCGAACACTACGAAACGGTCGTCGTCTCCTGCCTTGCCGTTGCAGAAGAGTTTGGCGACACCCCAAGCAGCAAGTACCGCGAACTGTTTGCCCAGCGGCTTGCCGCGTCTGTAATGATTGACCGTGCCGGCATGTATCCTTCGATTTTTGGATACAACGGCGATCGTTCTGATTCAATTGGCCGTCTCGACGATCGAGACGTGACCGTCACCTACGTTGGGCCAGCGAGCCCGTAAGGACAACACACATGCCTGGACACAATTACTTCGACAGCATCAACAATGACGGCGTTCGTACCGTTGCTGGTAAGGTCATTCAGGTCGGATCGTTTGGCAACATCACCAACTCCGGTGGCGCAATTCCTGCCGCGACGACTGGTGTTGACTACCAGGGGTATGCCCGTGGTGCAATTCTGATCAACACCACCGGTACGTCTACCTCCAACACGGTCTACATCAACCTTGGTACAACGACGACCGCGACTTGGACCGCCCTGACGGTGTCGTAAAAGTCCGGCGCGCCGGACTAGGAGGTAGGCCATGCCAGAAGCATTGGCAAAGCCGTCAGTCAATCCGCTGACGGTGACGTATTCCGGCAGCAGCCTCAGCGGCAACACTTCGGTGCTGCCGGTGATGAGCATTGACGTGATTGGATTCCGTCTTCAGGTGCAGGCAGACATTCAGGACGTGACGGCCGGCGTAGACACTACGCGCCGACTGGCAAAGACGAACCTGGTAGAGGGGCGCCTTCTTGTCACTGGCTACATGACCGCGTCAAGCGCGCTTACCCTTGCGACGTGCATCTCCGAGGATTCCGGAACGGGCAACGCCATTGTCATGGCGTATGGCAACGCGACGGCATCCAAGACTCTCTCCGGCTTTGTTGAAAGCGTCGAGGTCAATTCCAACAAGACACAGCCATACGTCGGCGTGGCTGTGTCGTTCCGGCTTGCAGGGTCGAACGCCTAATGGCGAACCCGTCAAACATGCCTGATGTGCCTGATCTTGATGCGTTCCGCGAGCGAGTCGAGGCTGCGGCAGAGGCTGCACAGGAATTTTCTACCTCTGTCGGCCAGGTTCAAGCAGCACAGGCTCCAGTCACCACGGGCAATCAGGAACGCGGCCAGACAGATCAGTTGCTGCGCGATGTCCTCAATGCCCTGCACCTCATTCACGATGAGGTTGTTGGGCTCAAGCAAGCGGTTGAGGATCTTGGTGGGTAGTCATGCCAGTAGTCCTTTCCAAAGACATTTACGGTTCGACCTACTCGCTTGGGTATGACTCGGCGCAGCCCGAACGGGTTTTACGCCGGCACTTCGTCGAGGGTGCAACGTCACTTGCAAATGCAGTTGACGAGACGAACACGCAAGTTGCCGATTTTGCAACGCAGTTCCCGCTCATCGCGACGATGCCGTTGCAGAACATTACTGCAAAGCAGATTGGCGTCGGCAAGTACATCACTGAGCAGCACTACGCCTGGAGCAACAGCAACTGGGGTGGTTCTACCACGCTGAATACGCTTGCCGAATACCGGCTGGCATTTGAATCAGTGCCTGTCTACACGGTCGGTCCTGCTGAGGCTGCAACAGGATTGCCGGCCACAACGGCTGCGTTCTTCGATGCTGCGGGTGCCAACCGCATTGGGTTCCGGCCAGCGTCATTCCCATGGTCGCGCCCAGTTCTTCGCATTGGTGTTCCGGTCCAGAGCGGCACCAACCCCATGATTGCCTGGGCGTCCTATGTTGGAAAGGCGAACAACGGTGGTTTTTCGGTTGGTGGCTTGTCCTTCTCGGCAAACCAACTTCGGTTTGACGGTGGTGAAATTCGCGCAGTGGCAAATTCAGCATTGACCTTCCAGGGATCATTGATGTTCTCCGGCACGTTTGCATGGAAGATGCACCACCTCACCGAGTCGTCTGGATCGTGGACGGTAACGGCGGTCAACTTGTACGACCAGGTGGCGTTCCCCTCGTTGCCGTAATGCCATGTTCAACCCATCGTTCTTCCAGCGCAAGTTCAACCCATTCTCGCAGGAGTTCCGCGATGCAATGGCTGATCTTGCTGGCGTTGTAAACCAACTCGCCGGCTGGGAACAGATGATTGCGGCGCTCGCGTCGCGTCAGTCGCGCATGGCTGACGAGGTGTTCTTTCCTGCCAAGATCACCGGAAATACGAGTAGTGCAACTGCTGCAATATGGAAGTATTCGTGGACCGAAATGCGTCCTGGTACGACCATTGGGGCAACGACGGATTTCGTAACCTTGACCAGTGGCCGCACTGGTTCAAACGATGCAATCAACGTCGCTGAAAGCGGCAACACGTCATCAGTTGCATATGGGTTCGGTGTTGCATGGAGCGGAACGCAGTGGAAACTTACGGCTGCGCCATTCACAAGCGTCGAGTTCGCCGCAATCCCAAACAACACAATTGTGATGATGCGCACAGTCCGTATTGCAACCACCGGCCAGAGCCGCTTTGAATTTTGGGCTCCCAATCCTCTAATTGGTGAGTGCGAGTCTGGAGAGTGACTAAACATGACTTCAATTGCCCAATACGTTTGCTGTTGTGATGTAACAACTGTCACTCCGGTTGAAGTGCAAATTTGTCATACATGCAACTCATGCAGATCGTATGTAATCGATT